ACATGTAATGTTAAGTTTTGCGAGAGTACCCTGATCCATCAAGTCTCTGGATGATGTCACACGATGCACTGGTCCGAAGATCCCCTCAAGAACTAAGCGATGTACTTTCTTATCGTCAATAGTTCCGGTCGTTCCAATACGATACTTAATATTGGACATTTTCTCCATAACCTGTACTAGTGACTTAGATTTAAAAGTGTGTGCTTCGTCTCCAATAATGACATCAAACTGCTCAAACCATGCCTTAGGTTGCGTATAAACGCTCTGCCATGTCGAAATTAACACGTTTTTGGAGAAGTCCCTAGTAAACCCCGAGTAAAGTTTCTGTACGTGTGCTCCAGTGTTAAATCCGTTTGCGAATGAATAATCTTCGAAGTCGGCATACAACTGCTCAACTAATGACGTTGTTGGAACTAGAACCATGATCTTACGTTGGTGTTCCATGTGCCAACGACATACACTATAGATGATCAGTGACTTACCAGAACCAGTGGGTGACAGAAGAACTGTCCTGTCTTTATCAAGTGCAGTTGTTACAGCATCAACTTGATAGTCACGGATGGTGATAGGTTTACCACCACCATGTAAATCAAGACTGGAAATATATTTGAAAACTTCTTGTTCGTTAATGTTATTGTTTAATAAGAAGTTTACGTTATCTTTAAATTGAAGAGTGTAGTTGTGATTGGATGCGAATTTAACAACGTAGTCATACAACCCAACGTAAAGAGTCTTACGTTGCAGATCATACAACTTTATAAATCCATCCCAAAGTTTCGCTTTGTATGCTGGTGTAAATTGGTAACCTGGAACTCGAAATTGAAAGTATTGAGACAATTCCATTTCAATTCCTGAATCATCACAAAAGACCCGCATGTAAACTTCGTTAAGTTTTTCGATTACCAAATTTGACATTACATTCCTGCTAAGAATTTTTTCCACTCAATGCCATTACGGATCGACCAGTCTCTACCTTTAATAGATTGCATGATCGACTCTAGGGCATACACCATTGTATTTAGATATTCCATACGCAACTCCAGTTTACTAAGATCAGAGTCGCCTTTTAAGAATTCATCCATTTCATTTTTTAGTGGACGAGTGCCTTGAAATTGATCCCAGTTATTTTCTTTCAATTCTTCTTTACCCATCTCACCACGGTAGTAACGAAACTTAGATTGCCTGACTGTGTTATAGTCTGCTTTGTACTTTGCCAATTTCAACTTGGCATCTATTAAAAATTTGAGATATTTGGAGTGGAGTTTTGCAGAGGATGTGGAAGATTCTCCGAGATGATTGTCGTCAATCTCAGAATCAATTTCCCACATTTGTTGAATTTCGTCTAATGTCATAATTTTCTCACAAGTCGCATATTATTGTATTATACTACAATATCGATTAATCGACAAACTTCCAGTGTGAAAAGTTGAATGTTGCGCTACCCATAAGATAAACAATATCAGAGTTATTAGATTGTAGTTGCAGTGAATTGATTCCAGCAGGCCACATATCAATAAATTGAATTGTTTTAATCGGTACGAAAGAATTATTGAGAACGGTAAGCGAACCGTCAGAAACCAACTTACCAGCATTACCTTGTAGTCCTCTGCTGTCTGCATCAATCAGGTCTTGAAAATCATCCCAAGATTCTGGGAAACCAATACCATACATCCAAAACCACAATGCTTTGTAGTTAACCATCTCAGAGTCAATCATAAACTGCACATCCAGAGAATCGTATGAAATAGTATCGCCTGGAGTTTGCACTTGAGCAAATGGCGTAGAGAAGGTAGCAGTACCAATAGTCATTCCAGGAAGATTCGCTTCGTTACACCAAAAGGTGACTTCGGGTAGTTTCTGGATTGAAAGTTTAAATCCACCAGAAGATAGCGGATTGATATTGGATGGGAATGGACAGGTTAGTTTATTGATCATAGTAAATCTCTAATGATGGTTGATTATTTAGTTCACGCTTCTTTGCTTCTCGACGAAGTGCTGCTTGTTTTAACTTCTCTCGGACATCAGCACGTTTTGCTGGGTTGTTATCACCAGACATTCTTTCTTTACATTTGTCTTTAAATTCATCAGAAAGTTTGTATCCAGTCTTACCTTTTTTGTTTGTGTTACCTTTTAATTTATCTTTAATAACTTGTTTACATTCTTCAGTTTTTGTGTGACCCAACGCTCTTCGTTCTCCAATCATATTAATTGATTGCGCATCAGAAATTCTTTTCCTCGCTTCTTCTGTATGTTTCTTACCTTCAAAATGTTTATTTCCGAGGTTTGCTAGTTTTCTTGCTTGCTGTGCTGCCTCGTAAGTATTGATCTGTCCAGAAAGCATTTTCCATGCTACCTCGTCTTGCCATCTACCGTATTGTTCAAACAATAGGCGATGTGCTTCTGCATGTTCTTCAACAGTCAGTTCAACGAGATTTGATGGGTCGTCTGTTCCTCCGATGTGTCGAGGAATTATATGGTGGGTATGTGTAGTTTTCATAATTTTATTAAGTGGTTTCTATAATTCTATTTAGTCAAACTGATTTTTGGTTGGTTAACAGACAATAAAAACGCCACCCGAAGGTGGCGTCTTAACTACTATAAAAGTAAAGTAATAATTACATCAAATTATTTACTTTGACTTTCCGATAATAATAGTTAGTACCAGCATACAAACCATTAGTACCCTGATCCAGAGTTGTGAATGGGTTTGCGACCATTCCGTACCTGGTTTTGAAGCCAATTTTTGGTTGGAATGTATTTGGATCAACAGCACGAACCAACTGAAGTGGAACGTATGGGCAATAGAACATACCAGCATCAAATGCTGATGTACCCTTATAACCGACCACGAAGAACTGTGAACCAGCAGCGCTTGGGTTGTTACCACCAGCATATGGATCAACATACACTTTGTAACGACCATTCAAAACACCAGCGAATGTTGTTGATGCTTCGTCAACATTCAGACCAGTCGACAACGCTGGAGCGTAGTCAAGAACACCTGCCATTGCGAGAGCAGAAGCAACATCTGACGAACAGATGATGAAGTTGCCCTTTCCACGACGTGTTTGCTGAGCAATTGCGTTTGCTTCACGTTCGATTTGGAACAAGAGACCTTTGAATTTCTCAACCGACCAACGACCATTCGAATCAACGTCAAGGTCGAAAATACCAGCAGCAGCAGTACCGTGCTGAGCACCAGTCTTAGCGGAGATGTACAATGTACGCACAACTTCACGGTTGATTTCAGCAAGAATTTCTGTCGAAAGAATGTTCGACAATTCGTTCTCAGCATCCAGACCATGAACCGACTTAAGATCCTGTGCCAATTCAACAGAGTATTCTGCTTTCAGAGCACGAGTTTGAGCAGTAACCGATGTACGCTCGATCGAGAATGCCATTTCTTGGAAAGTAGCACCGTTAGAAGAACCAAGTCCTTCAGCAGAAGAAGTAGTCATACCACGACCAGTGTTAAGACCGGAAGTTGTAGGATCTGCCAATGATTGTGGGTTTGTGTCTGCACTACCATCACCATCAAACAGTGCATTGTTAGCACCAGTGTACTCTGTGTCTGCTTCGTTGAACAGTGCTTCTGTTCCGCTCTGTGCACCATAACGTGCTTTCATTGCGAAGATCAAACCAGTTGGTTGTGTCATTGGTTGAACGCCGCAAATGTCATAAGCGATCAATTGTGGAGCAGCACGGCGAACCAACGAAATCAGAACTGGATCGTAACCTGCAACGCCACCAGTTGTAGCACCAGCACCACCGAGTGCTAGACCAGCACCACCGGAGTTTGAAGGAGCATCTTCAAACAATGCTTGGGCAGATTTTGCCAATTCACGCTCTGTGTTTTCCAACAGAACTGCAGTAACTTCCTTACGGTAGTTGTCTTTAATTGGGTTGAGTGATTCATGTTCCAGAATCGGTGCCCATTTCTTTAATAGATCTTGACGTGTAGTCATTTGTATTTCCTTTTTCTTTAGGGGATTAATTACTTAACGTTGTTCAGTTGCTGCATAACTGCAGAAATTAGAGGAGTATATACTTTCTCTTCATTGATCTGAACAGGTTCGTCGGTAACTACGGAGCGAACTCCAGAGGTTGCCTTTTTACCAAAATAATTTTCACGGATCGTCTGCAACTTAGTTGAGAACGAGTCTGCGTCTTCAAAAGTTAGTTCTTCAGCAAGTGCTTCGAACTTCTCTACGTCTGTATCGGCAAGACCCTTTGCTGATTCAGCAACAACGATTTCACGTCTAATGCTGTTCAGTTCTTGATTAAGGGAAACTGCTACCTCAACAGATTCATTGAGTTTTTCTTCGAGAGACGAAATTGTCTCTTCCATGTCGCCTAGAACGTCATACTTTTCTTCTGGGATGTCGATGTAATGCTCTTCGAACAATCCCTTCATGCCAGTAATGAAGTTTTCAACGATTTCAGATTTAATACCAGATTCAAGGGCAAGTTCATTTTGTTCCATCCACTGCTCAACAATATAGTTGAGGTATCCATCAACCTTTTCAATTAAACCCTCTTTGATTACTTCAACTTGTTCTTCAAGTTGTAGTTCAAACTCTTCCTCGATTTTAGCAACTTCTTGCTTAATACGAGTAACAACTGCTGCTTCAAAAATTGTCGCTGCTTTTGTTTTAAATTCTTCGCTCAGGTCTTCACCGTTAACGAGTGCTTCAACGTCTTCAGAAACATTAACTGAAATTTCTCTAGACTGGTCAACTGGAGCAGCAGCAGAAATACTTTTGCCAGATGTAGTGTCAGCATGTTTAGTGCTACCACTTTTAGCAGTTCTTTCTTTAGACTGGTCAACTGGAGCAGCATCTTCTGCGTCTTCAACATCGCAATCTTCAGCACCATTTACTGTTTGGTCAGTGTTGTTCTTTTTTACGTTTGGTTCTTCTTCGCCCTTTACTGGTGCAACTGCTTCTTCCTCGAGTTCTTCTTCAACCTGTTGAAGTTTTTTCGATTCTGCAAGTAGTTCGGCGATTTTTTGTTCGATAGACATCGTTTTCTCCTGTACTGGATAATCCATAAAATTATTTATTATTTAGCGTAATTTGCTAAGGAAATTTTGGAATGCCTTGATAGACATCTCGTTTAATTGCTTTGAAGATGCGTTTTTAATTTGCTTCTTCGTTTCTTCAATATGCCTTTCCACGTATTTTCCATCAACAAAAATCCACTCAACTCCTTCCATGATACCCTGGACGAAAGCATTTGGTGCGCTTGGATCAGCAACAATATCAGCAGCAGTGGACAACATAAAGTCATCCTGCACAACTTGAATACCATCACGATTTGTTTTTAAACTACCAAGTGCACGACTAGAAACTCCGAGGTTTGCGCCACCGTCAAGAAGACCTTTTGCAATTTTACCCATTGGAGTGTCTAGAACTTTTGCTCTTCCGATATAATTTGTACCTTCTTTTTTAAGAGAAGTAATCATATGTGATACTCTATCTAAGTTAATAGATGGAGTATCTGGATGCCCAAGTTCACCGTAAGCACGATTTTTACTGATATATTCGTCAGTGTATCGTTTAACTTCCTTATCCATAACTGCTTCTGGATACATACGTCCGTTACGATTTTTAAGTTCTGATTGGAGGAAGATGCCTTCGATAAAATACTGTTTACCTTTGCCAAGTTTTTCCTCGACAATGATTTTATTCTGTTCGAAAACTTCAGTTATTAATTTCATCTGAAATCCTTACCCTGTGTAATCTGGTGAACCGCTGATGTCTTTAGCACCAACAATAGTTTCGTCATCGTATGAACCATACTTACCATATTCAACAGTTGTTCTGTAACCATCAACTTTCTTAAGACGTAACCAAACTTCAGTCTGTCCACCAGTGATAGTTACAACAATATCTTCCGTTGCTTCAATTGTATCTGGAATCATCATCTGACCACCCATTTCTAGTGCACCAGATGCTCCAGCATTTAGTGTTGCAATAATTACACTATTTCTTGTAATAGTGGCAACCCCTGCTGTTGCACCAGTCCATTGCATACCAGTAATGTAAACCGTTTGGTCGGAATTTCCTGCTTCTTGAGTAGACGCAAGAATATCTTCATCCAAAGTAATTGTGGTAGAATCCCCACTGGTTCCAGTGATTTTTACGACTGCTTCTGCTTCTGATGCTTTTAATACGGTCTTTGTGACTGCCATATTAGTTCCTTATAGTTCTCTGATAACATTCAGAAAGTTTTCTTTTGACTCTCTCATATAGTCAGCGACATCTGAATGTTGTGCCAATATATTATTTATTCGTATATTAGTTGACTCATCAATTGCTACAATCGAACCATCATTAAGTTTATAGTCAATCTTACCTTCGATTAAATTATCAACAGAATTTATTTTACGAATCTCTTGGATAACTGGATCAGCGATGAATTGTTTAGAAGAAGCAAGTTCAATGTATTCTTCAATTAATGTATCTGTGACTTTAGTATCGTGATATTCTTTAATAATATTAGCGACAGTATACTCAGATAGTTCTTCGTATGTTTGTTTTGATATTTGTTCTTCTAATTTATGCGAAATGTAGTCTTGTTTAATGTATTGTCTTGCTTCTTCTATACTTTGCAATTCTGTTTCTAAACCATTGATTAAGATTTTACCATCGTCAGTTCTTTCGATTAACTGACGATAAGACCTAATGCTTTCAACCACATTAGGTTTCTTTAGTGATTTAGTAAATTGGGAGTAGAACATTAATCTCTTTTACCTTTGGTAGTTTTTGTATCTTGAGGTAATGGATCCCACCCCATCCCTGCACGAGTTTTTGTACGATGAACTGCATCATCATAATTTTGTGCCTGTGTACGTGGATTCTTAATTGTAGTTTTACCTTTAGTCCCAATATCAGGTGATTTATCTTTACCAGTATATTCTTTACCTAAAGTTTTTGCAACTTTTTTCTTAGCATCAGGACTTAAACGAGCATATGAACCCTTTGCTGCTTTACTTCTATATCCATATTCATGGTAATGTTGAGCGTCTTTTCCGTACTTTGCTCTAGTATCAATTTTACTTGCTATGTGTTGAGCACGGTCTGCTTGAACAGCATGAAAGTTTGTTCTATCACTAGATCGTTTTACTTTATCTCCATAAGCAGCATCATGGTGCGTTTTTGCAATTGCGCCAATAGAACCTTTACCGACCAATTCATCCAACTGTTCTTCAGTAAGACATTCTTCTTGTTCTTCTTCAGTTAATTGTAGGTATTCTTCTTCTGTAATCCATTGAAAATCTTCTTCTGTGATCGATTGAAAATCTTCTTGAGTGAACATGCTCTGAGCAATATCATTGCGCATCTCATCTATTTTATCTGATACTTTTTCTGCCATAACTGAATTGAAAGCATTTTCAATTGCGATAGCATCGCCAGACGCAATTGCATTAATTAGATTAAGTGTACCCATTTATATCTCCTATTTGTTTGATTTTTCTGGATGTGCTGCATAGTAAGCACCGAGTGCCATCTTCATGCGTTCTTTCTTAGATTTACCTTTAAACTTTGGATTGTCGCTATCGATAAAGTCGCTAATCCAAGTGCCTGCAGGTGCTGACTTTTTAAGAACCTCGTTGATTTCTTCTTCGAGTTGACGTTCTTCTTGATCAATATTCTGTTCGTCCATTTGTTTAGAAATAAACTGTTTGTAAAAATCCATCTTATCCATTCGCATTCCCAGTTGGTTGTTGTTCTGGTGGGTTACGTTCATCTTGAAAGTCTGCCATGGGTTCTTGTTGTGCTACTTGCACGTTACCCGAATGTGATGCAAATTCAAGTTCATTCTTTCTGTCTTCGCCGATTTGTGTATCAATCTCTTTAATGTTTTCATCAGTTAGCATAAGAATGTTCTTCTTGATCCATTCTTGAGAATAATACTTACCAACGTATGGATCAATTTGCTGCAGTAAAGACATGCGCTGCAACATAATTTCATTTTCTTTAAGTTCGCTAAAGTAGTTATCTTTAACGTAATCAAATCGAATGAACTGTTTGATGTCATCCCATTCATCAGGACGGATAATGCCTTTGGAAATTAACTGAACACGAAGTGTGTCGGCAAACAGACCAGAGAATTTTTTACGAATACGATTTACAAATTTATTAAATTTAATCTCGTCTCGGGTAATTTCTGATGACCGACCAAGAGAAAATCCTTGTTCTGGTTTGATTCTAGTTACTGGCACGTTCAATGATTGGTAGAGTTTGTTTTGAAAATAGTTAATATCTTCAATCTGTCCAAGGTTTTGTCCACCACCAAGTGTAGTGATTTCAGTACCCTTTCCACCTTCTCTACGAGGCATCCAGAAGTCTTCAAGCATCGAGAGATGTTTACGATCATCTCGCACTTCACCCGTCTGTGCGTCATAAACAACTTTATTTCTAAAGCGGTTCATAATGTCATTGACGTATTGTTCTGCTTTAATTTTTGGTAGATTACCAACGTCAATGTAGAAAATTCTACGTTCTGGGGCACGACTGATACGATAGATTACCAGTGAGTCTTCAATGAGTTTTAATTGGTTAACTGGTTTAATTGCTTTATGTAGATGCGAAAGCATCATACCAGTATTGGAATCAACTTGTCCGGACGGTGTATACACAACCGAGTCCAGTGCCATTTTGATACCTTGAGTTGTCTGTTCAGTAATACCTTTATCATTGAACAGATAGTATTCTTCGACTTCCTTGACGACTTCAACGCCACCAGGAGTCTTTTCTTTCTTTACGTTTTTAATTCTACGAATTTTACGAGGATCAATAGAACGCATTTCAACAATGCCATCTTTGATTTTATTCTCGTCAATCATTACATGGTAATAGAGACGACCGTCAATATACCAGGTACGAAAAATGTCGTGTCCACGTTCTTCAAATTTTAAGAGTCGCAGAACTTCTTCAAATTCAGTTTCAATTTTCTTTTTGATAGAATCCGAAACTTTAAGATCGTCAAGAATTATTTCAACTGGTTGTTTATTACCATCTGAAATAATTGCTTCGTTGACGATATCTTCTATTGCACCGTCACAATCTGAATACTGTGCTACCTCTCGATACCTACGTATAAGATCGTTTTCGTTCTTAATAATACCCTCAACGTCAAGTACCATACCGTAGTAGGCACCTGCGTTGAGTGATGATAATACCGTCGATCCGTCATCAGCGGCAGGAGGCACTACTGAGAGTGCCCGTTCCTGCTTACTGTTCTTAAGTTTGATCTCAATACCAAATAATTGCATTATATAATAACCTTATTCAGATTAAACTGTAATTGGGAAAGTGCCAATTGGTGTATCGATTGAAGTATTTACTCCAAATTGACCGCCTTGAGCAGTATCTGAAGTCCAATAATTATATTGGAATGTAGTATCAAAAGTTTCAATCTGATTAACCGAATCGTAATCTAACTGAATTGCACCGATTGTAGTTGGATATGCATCAATAAATTTATAGGTCTTCAAAATAGCACCATTACGATCAAGTTGCGATACTTGCATATCGACTTGATAATCACGAGGATTAACAGCACCTTCAGTAGTGGTCAATGACTGAACACCATTCGACCAAGTCTCCAACGCATTGCGGATATTGAACGAAGTGTCATTGTATATAGTGATATTCCAAGGTTCAAACGAACGCTCGCCAGCGAAGTTGACTGGACGACCACGATATTGGATCTGGACGTTTTCAACTGTTGATGCTGGTAGTTGCGCTGCTTTACACAAAAACTGTGCTTCTTGAACAGCAACCGCAGCGATACTTACGTATGACGGAAATGTTAGTTGCACTAAGAATTGATTGGCACGAGCACCACCACCAATCATAAATGCTTTAAAATCAGAAATTCTTGCCATGTTGATAATTCTCCTATGTTCTATTTAGTAATAATGGGGAACATTGTTCCCCATTGCATTAAGCGCCGATTTCTTCGAAGTTTACGCCCGAACGAGCAGCAACGAAGTTCAGAGTAATGTAGTTGATAGAACGATTTGGTTTGATATAGATATCAGCAACAAATTCATTACCATCAATAACTTCTGCAGTATTATTTCTTTCGTCGCAAACAACACGGAAGTCTGTGATACCACGACGACCTTGAACATCACGCAAGAATGGTTCAACTAAATTGACAAACTGAGCACGGGTAAACTGGTCGTTAAATTCAAACAATGAACTACGAGCAGCACGAGCAATTGTCTTTTCAAGGACAATAAACAAACGGCGAACATTGATACGATCAAATGCACTTGGTTTAGAAAGCATTGTCTTATCACCAAACAGAACTGTGCCTTCGCCGGGAAAAGAAACAACTGGATTGATACCTGCCACATACAAAGTATCACGTTCAGTTTTAGTTGGATTCCATGCTAGTTTAATTACGTTCTTAATTACGCCACGATTCAAACCGCCTGGTGAGAACCAAGGATCACGTTCAGTATCAGTGCGAACACATAGACCAGCAATATCACCGTTCAAAGGAACGTAACGATACAAGTCTGCATATTTGTCATATTGGTATTTGTAACCACAATCGATTACAGCATACGAAGAAGATGTCAAACCGTTACGGAATGCAACTGCTGCTGCCGCTTCCGTAGCCACTATTCAAACTTATGCAACAAGTGCTGCAAGAACAACGAAATCTCTTGCGTATCGTTCAAAATATGGCCGAGGGAATCGAAGAACTGGTGGCCTCAATCGACTCACCTTTAACAGATCCAAACGAATCGGACGAGGATTAGTAATGGTCAACCCAGAACTGAAATTCAAAGACAATGGAATTGCATCGGCTTTTATACCGAACACATCACTTTACTATGGTTGTGTTGAATCAATAACTCAAGGGGCTGGAGCAAGTTCGTATGTAGGACAAAAATACACTGTAAAATGGATTGAATTCTACCTCGAATTATATCTAGTATCTGACAGTGGAGTAACTGCAATTGGTAGTGTCAAAGACATGACTTGGGTACATATTGCACTAGTAAACGACACTCAAGCAAACGGAGCAATTGCACTTGCTACAGACATCTGGACAGGAAACAGTCCAACAACTCCAAAAAAAGTGGAAAATGAACAACGCTTCAGAATATTGAAAGAAGAAACAATACATGTAACTTGCAACTCTTACGTTTGGAACGGAACAAACTACAATTCTGGAAGAGTGGCAGTAAAAATGTTGAGGTGGAAAGTACCTTGCAACATCCGAATAGATGTGTCTGGGTCAGGGGGAGATATCACGAACATCAAAACTAACAATTTAGG